TTTATCAGTAATTAGTTTAACAATTGAATAAACTATGTCATTGCCCTGATAGCCGTCGTGTACAAATGAAGCTGCGTTTTGCCCACTCCAAGTAACTAAACCGCTTTGAATTGCTATCTGTGAAGCTAAAGGATAGTTCGGCAAAATATTATTAATCTTCTTTTTATTGAAGATGTCGAATAAACCCATAATGTAATAATTTAAACAAAGTTAGTTATTTTATACTAAAAAACCGATACAACAAATTTAGGAGTGTATTCAAAGTACATTCGCATAGCTAAAGTATCGCTAAAGTCAGGGGAACGCCCTATTAATTGTTTTACCTTATCCTTTGGTATTATTCCTTTCTTAGCGTCGTTATCTACAGACTTTTGTTTTACCTGCTCAAGTTCTTCTATAATGATTTGCTTTTGTTTACCGTCTGCTATTATGTGTATTTCGTTCTTGTTTATTAGTTCAGCTAGTTTGTAATAGCATTGGCTTTTAAGGTTGTCAAAGTTTTCTTTTTTACGAGTAATAGGGTTTTCTAATGGAGAACTATTGTTTACAAAACCTTTGCAGCGTAGTATATCGCATACGCCACCGCCGACACCGTCTTCATCTACAACAATGTGCGAAGTAGGTACTTTGTTTTCTTGTTGGAAGCGTTTAACTAGGTCAGCTACCTCAACAACTGATTTACCATTGAATTGATAAAACCGTACACGTAGCCCACTCCATACACCAATAACAGTACTATCTTTTCCAAAGCGAGCCACATCACAAGTAATAAAACTGTCCCCAATAGGAACAAAGTCATTGGTAAACGCGTCAAGTATCTTTTCATATTCAATTAATTGTGAAGGGTCTAAACTATATTCCCAGTTTCCAAATAGTAACCTTTCTTTACTTAGTGTGTCCATTCTCTCTAACGACTTCTTATAATGTTCTGAATTAAAAGAATTATCGTCAACAAAAGCTGGTATAAATTTCTTTGTTTCGTTAATGGTGTTATCCATAGTTGGCTTGTAAAACTCACTATAAACCCAATTTTTAGCTGGGTTACAAGTATATAAGAACTTTGGTATAATGTCAAACTTTTTAAGCCCGTATCTAGTTCTTGACATAATTACGTTTCTAGCTTTATCAGATACCTGATTAGCTTCATCTATAAATACATCAGTTATTTCTAAACCTCCTAATTCATCAAATTCAGGGTCGCTAGGATACGCATAAAGGTCTTTTAAGAATATTATTGAACCATTATAAAACTTTATTTGTTTAGACTGGTCATTATAATCAAAATGAGTACCTACAGATAATCCTTGCAATTTAGCTATTTCAAAGAATGAAAGTAAAGTAGTTTCTTTTAATGTTTTTAATATTGCCCTTCCAATTAATCCCCTTGATTCAGGGTACTTTAATCTTCTTTTAATTTGCCAATAGCATCCCAATGCCGTTTTGCCACCACCAGCCGCACCACCATATAACAATTCATTTGTTACATTATCTTCTAATATATCTAATGCTAATGTTTGCTTAATGCTTAATTTCATAGCTAAATTTAAATCCGCCTACACTTTTAATTATTTTACCATTAATATGACCAAATTTAACCATTGCTTGTATTCTCCTATCGCTTCTATTTATATCTTTTGCTGCTTCTTTTATTGAATTATAAGTACAAATAAAATTATCAAATAAGTCATATTTATTTATTCTTATAGATTTATTTTCTTTTACCCATTTACCAGCATTTGGGTTAGGCTTACCAATTTTAGAATCAGATATTTTTCTACACTGTTCTAATGTTAATTTTCTGCCTTGCATTGTATTTCCGCCTTCCCCACCTATAGTATGATTATATAAATTGCAGCCTATTGATTTAAAAAGTCTTATATATCCTTTTTCAGCTTCCTGCCAATTATCACTATTGACTTCATCAATTATGTCAAATATTGGTGCTTTATCTAAAGAATGAATCCACTTAGACGTTCTAGTTTTTAAGGTTGCACTTAAATGCTTTCTAATTCTAGTTTTAAAATCCTTTGATTTACCTATATATTTAACATTGCCAGTGTAAGGGCAAGATATTGAATATATTATGATATTATTTAACATTAAATAGAATTGCTATTTTCAATGTATGTTTTTTCCTCTACCCAATTTATTTGCATAGAACCGCTTAATTCTATTTCGCTTGTTTGCTTTGCCCTGCCTTCTAGTCTATCCATTAACTCCTTATAAGCGTTTAAGTCGCCCTTAAATGCCTTTTGTAATACTACTAGGTCTAATTGCTCAGCTACGCTAAATTCTTCTTTTTCCCCTGTAATTGGGTTTGTTTTTACTTGCACTAATTCAAGTAAACGCAAAAGCCTTGTTTTGCTATTTGGTATTCCTTTAGGGCGACCATTAGGGTTTCTAATTTCACCCTTTTGTGCTGGTATTAAATTTTGTTCGTTTGCCATTTTCTCTAATCACTTTCTAATTTATTGAGCGATAGGGTGGTGCTGCCCCCCTTCTTTAGTATGGAATACTAACGCATTACTGTTATGCTTCTATCGCTTGTTGTCTTGATGCCAAAGTTACCTTATTCCCTTTATACATCCCTGCACCCATTTCATCTATTTTACTAAATGGCAATACAGGAACAGTTATTTTACAAGTTTTATCTATTAAATAAATATATCTTATTTGAAAACCCTCTAATTTAACACCTCCATTATCTTTTATCCAACTCGTTCCACTTTTCCCATTACTTTCTTTTGTTCTGTGTGCTGAACTTGTTAAACTGCATAAAACTTCACCATTTGGCATTTGAAATGTAGAAGTGTTTTTACTTACCCCTATTAAATTAAAACCACTTGCCCTGTATATTGTACCATCTCCGCACAAATTAGCATCACTAAAACTTAATATCCATTTTATATGTGGAGCATTCTTTTTTATTAGTTTAATGCTTATTGCAATACATCTACTTTCACTATACTTTGGCAAATATTCATCAAATGCCATTCTATTGAGTTCAATAACCTCATTCCATTTAGTATTTTCTACATAATGAATAACTTTTGCTTTAACCATTGGACTTCCATAGCTTAATACTCCGTGCAATTTATCATCCAAAAAGCATCCAAAATGCAATTTTGAATTTGGCACTACCTTACCTGAATAATGGTTTAATTTAACAAACTCATTAGCCACTTTACTAGATATAACTTTTACTAGGATTTCCTTTGCTCTGCCCATTGCATTACGATTAAATATAAAGCGTTACCATTTGAATTTTCGTTACCCATTGTTTCTGCATATTTATATTCTTCGGTGCGTTTAATTTCCTCAATAGCATTTTTTAGTTGTGTAGCCTGTTCATCTGCTAAAGTGAAAGTCATTTGCTGAAAGGGTGATTTATCGCCATCAGGTAGGTTAAATCCTTCGCCTAAATCCTCAACATTATCAAAACCAATTATATCTAACCCCCATTCTTGTATTAAATCTACATCCCAATTATTTGCTAATTCCGACCAATCGTGTGAGCCAAATGAAACATTATCTTTAATAATAAATTCCCTTTTCTTTTCCTCGGTAAGGTTGTTAGCGTGGATTACAGGTACATCCGTAAGCCCAGCTTCAATACACGCCTTTAATCTCATATTGCCACCTAATACCATATTGTTTTCATCAATGACAATTGGTCTCAATTCTAGCATTTGCGGGAAATCCTGAATAGATTTAACAAGTTGTTTAAACTTATTATCCTTTATGAGGCGGGGATTGTTTGGGTTTGGTTTTATGTCTGTTATTAGCATTATCTGTTTTTTGTTGGTGTTCGTATTGCCGCCGTTTGTGGCACTTCTTTTGTTTTTAGGTTCTTAAACGTTAATTCTTTACCGCATTGGAAGCAGTTTGCTACATTCTTTTCTAGTAAAGATTCCCAAGTATAATCAGTAGTTATTCTACCGCATTTACAAGTATATTCTCTTTTAGCGTATGTATCTTTCATTATCCTTGTCTATTATATGGTTTTGTTGGTTTGTCTTTTGGTCCGTTACTTTTTTTGTACTTACCTTTTTTTCTTGTGCCAAAGTTTACTTTACCAGCTGCGTTAAGTTTCGCCATTATTTATACTTTTCTATTAATTCATTTAATTCAGTCCTTGACCATTTCTTTGGTGTTCGGTAATTTGCCTCAATCCAATCAACCATTTCTTGCCCAATCTTATTTATTAAATTCTTTCTATATCCTACTAAATGAAAATCATTAAACCCATTACAAGCTATACATTCCCCGTTTACGTTGTATTCATCAAATCTAAGTGCAGAACTACCCTTTTGACTAACATAGTGTCCAGCGTTCATTTGTGCAGTTTCTTTTGTTTCTCCGCAACTAATACAAGTAAAATAACCGTCTTCGCTATCCCTTTTTCTTATATAGGCATTAAATACCTTTTGGGCTTTAGCAGTTAGTTTAGGTATTGTTATTAGTGCCATATTGCAAAACTATGTTATTTATTAATGCGAAATACTATTTTCCTTCCCTGATACTCAAATTTCTTTTGCTTTAAAGG